CCTTTCTCTGGAAAGTGCTTCTTTATAAGGGCTTCAATGCAGTAAATTGTCATGAGTGCCATCACTTGACCCCGGTCCTCATCTGCTATCAATAAACGAGGGGCCTTCTCCTCGGGCATTGGCTCAAGTTTTACTGCTGCCTTCAATTTGAACTGAGGGTCAATCTCACGACACAAGTTCTCAATAGCATCTGCCACACGATCATCGGTCCACTTCTTAGACTTAATCTCCTCATAAACCATCGTGTGGATCTGATCCAAAACCTTTTTCGCGGAAAAAGGTGAATTGCGTTTGCCATGAATTGACTGGTACACCATGCGTTTAATCTTCAATTCATCGGCTGCACTTCCTGCGTATGGACGTTGTTTCTTGTTAATTCGCTCTTCAATCGCTTTAATGGCATTCAAAAGCTCTTGTGCGTAAACATTGGGCTCGACTGAAGTGGGCTGGGACATTACCCCGACTATTTGTTTACGTCCTTTGTCGTCTGTCGATTGTCCTACAACTCCAACGCCACATTCCTTGAGCATTATGCGTCCTACGATGTTGGCCCTAAGTTCAGAATCCTGATCATCATTTCCTCCACATGGGTGTTCATTAACATACGAAGTCCCTTCCTTCTGATAACCTAGCTTGTTCTTTTGAGGCTTATCTTGCGTGTCACCGTCTGCATCATCTAATGACGATACTGAAGCAGTGTCTTCAGTTGTTCCAATACGAATAAGGCACGTGCGAAAATACTCAGTGGTGTGCATTTTGGGGAACTTGCCCTTGTTAATCTTAAACAACCATCCGAGTAAAATCCATGCAACACGACGCCCGAACCACTTGATAACCTTCAATATAAATGTTGTCTTCTTCATCAAGCGATTCATCCAGAACTTGTGGGGCTGGCACTTGTAATAAGCCATTGCCCATGGTGCCAACACACGCATCGTGACATCATCCTCTGTGCCATTTTCCCATAATTGTATGTTGCGTTGGTACACTATAGCTCTGAAAACCTTCATCTTGGCCTCAGAAAAGATCTGGTTGGAAACAACTTTATCAAGAAGTGCGTATTCTTTCTGCGTTAAGTTCACACTTCTTTTAATTACGATCTCATCTTCTTCTTCTTCCCATGGCCGTTGCTCGCCAATGTAAAAGTGTTCCGTCTTACGGCGGATGAGAGGAATTTCTATGCGATAATAGCCAGCCCGAGTAGCTGCCCGCTCCCACATCCATTCCTCCACATCGTTCGTTGTGAAATCGCAATTTGCAGCATACAAC